GCAAACGGCAAAACATTTACATGGAATGCTGGAGCTGCAACACCTTTATTAAATAGAGCATCAACTACAACATCTGGTTTTGAAACAGGAAATAATCCCACTGCATCGAGAGTTACATTAATATCACCAACAACACGTCACTTAATACATTTTGGAACAGAAACAACTATTGGAACGACGACCACACAAGATGATATGTTTATAAGATTTTCTGATCAAGAAGATATTGATAGCTACACTCCATCTGCAACAAACTCAGCTGGTACTTTAAGGATTCAAGACGGAACAAAAATAGTTGGAGCTATAAAAGCAAAAGAAGTTATTTTAATATGGACTGATAATGCTCTATATACAATGAAATTTATAGGAGCTCCTTTTACTTTCCAATTAGATCAAGTGGGCACTAACTGTGGTTTGATAGGTAAGAATGCTGTTGTAGAAATAGATGGAGCAGCTTTTTGGTTATCACCAAATGGATTCTTTTTATTTGATGGTACAGTTAAATCATTACCATGTTCTGTAGAAGATTTTGTGTTTACTAATTTTGATACTACAAAAGGACAACAAGTTGCTGCAGGTTTAAATAATTTATTTACTGAAGTTACTTGGTATTATCCATCATCAACAGCTACTTTTAATGATAAGTATGTTGTATATAATTATGGTGAATCTGCCTTAACTAAAGTGCCTGGTGGTGTTTGGTATACAGGCACAGAAGCAAGAACTAGTTGGATGGATGCAACTATATATCCAACTCCTTATGCTACTAAATATGATAGCTCTGCTAATGGAACTTTTCCTGAGATTGTAGGTCAAGATGGATTAGGGCAAACAAAATATTTTGAACACGAAACAGGGACCGATCAAGTTAATGAAGATGGTTCAACCACAACTGTAACTTCTTTTATAAAATCTTTTGATTTTGACATGCAACAAAGATCTTTTAAAAATCCAACAATAGCTGGTGAAGCATTTGTGGCTGTCAGAAGATTCGTGCCTGATTTTAAAGATTTACAAGGTAATTCAAAAATAAGTTTAGCTGTAAAAAGATATCCACAACAATCTGATACCACTACAACACTAAGCCCTTTTACAGTTGACTCTACAACAGATAAAAAAGATACAAGAGCTAGAGGTCGTTTTGTAAATATTAAAATAGAAAACGATGCCGCTAGTGAGAAGTGGAGATTTGGAACATTAAGATTAGATATACAACCGGATGGTAGAAGATAATGGCTAAAATAAATATAAGAATACCTGAACCAAAAGAAGATTATGATGTATCAAACCAAAAACAAATTAATAGAGCTTTAACAATAATGAAAGATCAATTAAATTCTACATTTTTGGATGAAGTAAAACAGGAGCAAGAGAGATTCTCTTGGTTTATAAGTGGCTAATATATATAAAAATGAATTAGTGGATTTAACCACTACGGGCAACACTACAATATACACAACACCCTCTGATTCTAGAGCTATAATTAAAAGTATATTAGTATCAGAGGACGCTGGATCAGGATGTGATGTAACCTTTACCATAGTAAATGCTGCATCTGCAGTATTTAGCCTTTTTAAAGATAAAGCAATAGCTTCAAAAGCAACAACTGAGCTGTTAACTCACCCTTTAATTTTGGAAGAAAATGAGGTATTAAAAGCACAAGCATCCGATGCAAATGAATTACACGTTATTGTATCAATATTGGAGATAAATAGAGACTAATGCCATTTATAGAAACAAAAGCTAAAAAAGAAATAAGAGAGATAAACGGTAAACCAACTGTGGTTATTACACCAGAGTGTGAGATTACTTTAAAAAATTTAAAAACGGGTCAAGAATACATGTCAGATGCAGAAGCAGATGCAGATGTAGATAACCCTGGAACAGACACTAAAAGAGAAGATATTTCTAGAAGTGTAAAATTAACAGTAGAACACATACCTTTGGGGGGTGATTCAAAAATATAATTATGTCAATATTCGCAGCACCAAGTTTTTATAGTCAAGAAGATCAAGATATATACAATAGAGGTTTTAGTTTTATACCACAACTAGCATATCGTGGTGCTTTTAGTCCTCGTAGTTCAACAACCACAGCTCTTAGTCCTACTACTACAACAACTACTTTGCCACTACTACCAATACAACCTCAAGGTCGTGATGATGATCCCTCTGGTTTAGGTGGTTTGTTTGGTAATCTAGATTTAAGTAGATCAAAAGAATTTGTTAAAGATGTATTTAGTCTTGACGTGCCAACAGAAATGGCAGCACCTGGCGTACCTATGACAGGATCTTTTAAACCAGAAATAGTCACTGGATTTTACAATCCTAAATTAGGAAACTTTCAGACATTTGAAGGTAAAAATATAAATCACGGTGGTATTAGCATCAAACCCGCATTTGCATCAATATTAGAAAGTTTAGGATTTGGTGGAGAAGACGAACTTGAAGATGAGTTTGGTAATAAATATGGTATAGGAGATATAAGAGGAACATTTACAGGATTTAGACCTGGTCAAATTAAAAATTTACCTACAGATTTAATTAATGCTGCTCAAAATAATATAAGAAGAAATAGATTTTTAGCAGCAGCTAACCAAAGAAGAATAGAGCAAGAAATAGCTTTAGAAGAAGCACTTAGACAACAAGCGGCTATTGAAAAAGAAAGACGTAGAAGAAGACAAATTAATGAAGGTGGTGGAGGTGGACAAACCACGACAGGTGTAACTACATCTAGAGCTGGATCAGAGGGCACAGCTACTGGAGGATATGGAGGTGGTGCTGATATGGGATCAGCTGCTTCAAGTCCAGGAACATCGGATCAAGGATTTACATCAGGAGGTTTCTTTTCTGGTTTAAGATATGGTGGTAGAGTTGGTTATATGATGGGAGGACTAACGGATCTAGTCGATATATATGATTGATTATAACAATAAAACACGATACAAAGAGGATTTAGGCTAAAATATGACAATATCTAGAATGCAGATGGAAAGACAATTACGTGCCGGTGGCGGAATTATGACACTAGATGAACCTAGACAAGGTTTTTTTCTAGGTAAACTTGTAAAGAAAGCCAAACGTGCTGTTAAAAAGATAACTAAATCACCAATAGGTAAGGCTGCAATATTAGCAGGATTAGGTGCTTTTGGAGGATCTTTTTTACCAGGAGGTGTTGGAACAGGTCTTGCTAGACTTGCTCCTAGTAATTTTTTAACTAATCTTGGTGCTTTAAAAACAGGAGCATTAGGATTATTTGACAAAGGTAAATTTTTATCTCCATTAGTTAGAGCTGACAAAGGTATGGGAGCTTTATCTGCAGGTAAGTTAGGTCTTTTAGGTTTAGGTGGAGCTGCAATTGCTGCACCATTTTTTATGGGTGGTGATGATGATGAAGAAGAAGTTCCAGAAGAATCATTTACAGAGACACCAGCTAGTATTGCTAACATAGTAGACCAAGCTAGAAGACAAGACCCAAGTTTAAGATTTTTGCCTAAACCAAAATTTGTAGATAATTTTTATTTAGCAAATGGTGGTCTTGCTGCTTTTGGTGAGAGAGAACCTATGCAAGAAGGCGGTATTATGGATTTAGGTGGCATGGAGAAAGACTATAGAACCGGGGGCTTTGTAGATCTTGGGGCAGAAGAAAGAGCTGATGATGTGCCAGCAAGATTGAGTAAAAATGAATTTGTATTTACAGCTGATGCTGTAAGAAATGCAGGCGGTGGCGATATAGACAAAGGCGCTGAAGTCATGCAAAACATGATGGACAATTTAGAAGCAGGTGGTACAATATCTGAAGAGTCTCAGGGTATGAATCCTGCACAAGAAATGTTTAATCAAGCACAAATGATGGAGAATAGAATAGTATAATGTCACTACCAGATTATTTAAAAGATACCGCTAAAGATTTTGCCAAACAGCTAACGGCATCTACGTCGGTACCTATAAAAACAAGTGCCTTTACAGGTAGACAATTTGTTGCCGGTGAAGATCCATTACAAACACAAGCGATTAATATAGCGAGAGCAGGTGTTGGATCGTTTCAACCATTTTTACAAGGTGCGCAAAGAGCTGTAGCAGCACAAGAAGGATTGACTGGACCAACTGCATTTAGACAGTTCATGTCACCTTTTCAACAAGATGTAATAGACACAACACTAGCAGACTTCGATAGACAAGCAGCACTTGGTAGACAAAATATTAGAGACCAAGCAGTTACAGCGGGAGCTTTTGGTGGTGGCAGAGAAGGAGTTGCACTTGGTGAGTTTGAAGCTGGTAACTTAAGAAACAGGGCTAGCTTACTTGCACAACTACAACAACAAGGATTTACACAAGCACAAAATTTAGCACAACAAGCATTTGGTAATCAAGGTAATTTAGCTGCACAACAAATGGGACTATCTAATTTCCAAAGAGGATCTATGGGTCAAGACGTTGCTGCATTAGGAAACCTTGGTGCATTCAGACAAGGATTAACACAATCACAATTAGCAGCTGATCAAGCGGCAGCTAGAACAGCAGCATTTGAACCACAACAAAGATTACAACAATTCGGAGCTGGTCTAAGTGGATTAGCAGGATTTGGTGGAGTCGCTCCACAACTGCCAGCAGGTGGTGTAAGTCCTCTTGCTTCAGCATTAAGTACAGCTACAGGTCTTGCTGGTATCTTTGGTAAACTATACGGAAACTAATGAAACCATTAAAAAGACCAATGTTTAGATCAGGTGGCCCTATTAAAGAAGGGATCATGCATGGTATGCAAGATGGTGGACTAGCAAATAATGAAGGTCCAAGAAGAGCAGCTCTTGTAGGTAATCCTGTATATCCAAAAGGGCCAGATGGTAGAACAGGTCACGTTATTCCTGCAATCATAGGAGGAGCTGTAAGAGCAGCGCCTTTGATTCTCAGAGGATTAAGGACAGCAACACCTAAAGCGAGTAGTTTTTTTCAAAGAATTTTTCCGTCTGGTAGATTTAGAAACGTTACACAATCAAATGTAGCTAAACAAGGAAATATTCTTACAGATGCTCAAATAAAAGCAGGAATGATACCAGCTACACAAACAACAAGAAGAGGTCTTTTTGAATCTTTAAAAGATCCGACACAACTAGGTAGAGCTATAAGAGAAAATCCAATTACTGCGTTTACAGCAGCTTCTGCTTTACCACAAACAGCATTTCTTGCAGGTAAAGGTGCAGTAGCAGGAGTAAAATCAGTTCCAGATTTACTTAAAGGTTATGTTGAAGCTGTATTACCTGGCAAACAATTTGAAGATAAAGATCCAAAAACTACAGAAAAAGACGAAACTGGTTTAGAAGTTGTAGATAATTTTGGTGAACAGAAAAAAGGTGGGGAGGCTGTATCACAAGAGAAAAAAGATCAAATAACTGCAGACAGAATAGAAGAAAATAGAAAAAGATACTACAAACTTATGGGTATTGATAAAATGAAAAAAGGTGCTGCGTATGATTCACTCATTGATGCTAGTAAAATTATTCAAGAACAAGGTGGCGATCTTAAAGGTGCTATTAAATCAGGAACTTTACAATCAGCTATAATAAATGCAATATCTAAAAACTTAGATAAATCTACAGATCTTAAAAAACAAATCGATGCTGCAATACTTAAAGGTGAGATTGAAAAAGATATTAAATCTGCAGACACTACTAAAAAAAGATTAGAAGAAGCACAAATAAAAAGATTAGAAAGAGATGAAAGAGAAAATACTACTACAGCTAAGATATCTAAAATATTTCAAGCTAACAAAGGAGCTATTACTTCTGGAGAAACAGCCTCTGTATTAAGAGAAGATGGTATTCCATATGATGATGAAATACCAGATAAAGAATTTTTAAAATATAAAAAAAATAATCCTGGTGCAGATGAAGTAGATTACTTTAAATCTATCGGCGGTGGTTTAAAAGATGGCAGATACGTGATTGGCTCTAGATTAATTGAAAAAAGAGGCAGCCAAATTAAATTAATAGTTTAGAGGTTTGGATGGCTAAACAAAATTTAACAGTAGATGAGTTATTCTACGGCTCAAATAGCAATAATAAAGTTGGCACAATAGAATCTGTATTAGCAGGTATCGGTTCTGGTCTTATATCAATACCAAAAGGTTTCTTTTCACTTGGCGCAACGCTTATGGATCTTGGGGTTGATGAAGGTAGGGCTGCAAAAGTAGAACAATTTTTTGATGATCTTACAACACTAGATGAAAAAGCAGAGGCAACAACAGCTGGACAGATAACAGAGGCATTAGTTAATATTGGTTTACCAGGTGGTGCAGGCTTTAAGATAGGATCTAAGTTAGCTGCAGATGCCATGCGTGCATCTAGAAATGCAAAATATTTTAAACCTACAAAAACAGTTAAAGGTTTGCAAGACGAAGTTTTAAATTTAAATTTAAGAGGTAAGACTAATAGATTTATTGGCGGAGCCATTGGGGGTGGTATTGCAGAGGCTACATTTGTTGGTGATGTAGAAAAGATAGGTACATTTGGGGATCTAATAGGTGGACCAACAGAGATAGATAGAGCGACAGAAGGTGATCCAGTAAAGGATTTAATTAATAGAGTTAAGTTTGGTACGGAAGGTGCATTGTTTACAGGTTTGATAGGTGGCACAGGTAAAGTAATTAGAAAACTTACAGACAGAAACAAACAACTTGATGTAGCAAATTCTAAACTAGATAGATTTATAGATAGAATTGCATCAGGGTTCAGGGCACGTAGCGGTAAAACTCAAGAGTTTTTTGATATTGAAAGAACCAACATAGGAGAGAGAGCATCCGACGCCGTAAAAGCAAAAAATGTATCAAGAGAATTAGAAAAAAATATAGATAAAGTATTTCCATTATTTAGAACAATAGGAAATAGAACAAACCAACAAGGACGAGATGCGTTATTAAAAGATATAAATGATCTATTATTATCAGGTGAGGCAAAAATAGATGACCTAGGTGTTGCAAAATTTGGAGGATTAGAACAAGCAAAAAAAGAAGCATTACTTAAAAAATTAAAAGATTTAAAAGTAGATGACGATACTATTGGTAATATATTTGGCAGCCTTATGGAGATTAGAGACAGGTGGGCTGAGCTATTTTCTCATTTAGGTAGAACACTTGGTAAGAATGAGATAGCAGAGTTTAAAAAATTATTTGGTGGTAAGTTTAAAGATTATATTGGTGCAACATACGATGTATTTCAAAACAAAAGCATACTACCTTTTATGAATTACACGCCTACAAGACAGGCGATAGAAAGAGCTAAACAAGTATTTAAAGAAAGTGCAGAGGAAGCTGGTAAACCTATTACAGATTTACAAGCAGAAGAAATTGTGGCTAACGCATTAAAAGATCCAAAGTTACCAAAAGGTTTTAGATTAGATAGGCCATCAGACGTTATCTTTCAAGTTCCAGATTTTTTTGTAAACAGAACTACATTAAGTGAAACACTTACAAGGAGAACTAATCAACCACTTGTGTCTATTGGTGAGCTAGCTGCAAAAGGAGATCCAAAAGGTAAAACAGCAGCCACTAAAGAATTAAGAAAAACTTTTGATGATTTATTTGGTAAACAAAAAAACCCAATGCAAACAGTTATTGGTGCAACTGCAAAGTTGTCCATGCTTACAAGACGAAATATGTTTTACAAAAATTTAGCACAAAAAAATGATGAGTTGGCAGAGGCATATTTTAATGGCACGAGTCAGGTAAAACCTTTTCTTGCAAGAAGTGAGGCAGAGGCCAGACAATTATTTGGTACAGACTTTAGACCTGTAGCTGTTATTGATCGTGCTCAAAAATTAGCAGTTGATGCTGGTAAAGGTGTTAAAAAAGAAACAAGAGCAGAAATGCTTAGCAGAGTAGGTGACTCGGCAGCTGCTACAAATCCTTTTGCAGAAGGACAGTTTTTTGCAAGACCTGGAGTTGCAAAAGCATTAGAGGATACAGGTTTACAACAAGTAGCACCCGGTATGATAGGACAGCTGTATCAAAGTTTAGTTTTATATCCAAAAGGTTTATCACAGATAGCAAAAACAATTTTATCACCCGTTACTCACATGAGAAACTTTGTTAGTGCTAGTTTCTTCGCTACCGCAAATGGTATTATACCTGATCAAGCTGCTATCAAACAAGCATACCAGGCACTACAAACACCTTTAAAAGGCACAAGACAACAGAATGATTTATACGAAGAGCTTTTAAAACTTGGTGTTGTAAACAATAACGTAAGATTAGGAGATCTAACAAGATTATTAGAAGACGTAAACTTTGGTGAGACTATGACAGCTGATAAAGGTTTTAGATTATTATTAAAACCATTATCAAAAATAAAAGCTGTATCACAAGATCTATATACAGCTGAAGATGACTTCTGGAAGATAGCATCATGGGCTATGGAAAAATCTAGACTAGAAAAAACTTTAACAAACGCAGGTTTAACAAGAGGTAA